GTTCACCTACGTTCAGGTGGTGGACTGCTGGTGGAACCTGTTCTGCAACAGCCGTCAGCGTCAGGGCATCGTCGCCCCGATCAACCTCGCCTGATCCTGAAACCAACGAAGGGGGGCTGGACAACCAGCCCCCCAGTTTCAAACACAACTCCAACGTAAGGAATCCATACACATGTTTCTTGCTCCCACTGCTCCTCAGATCGGCGTTCAGCCCCACGCTTCCGTGGCTCGCATGGTGAACAAGAGCGGCGGCGCTCTTGCCATCGGCGACGTGGTCATCACGTCGTTCAACCACACCAGTTCGGTGTACCCCTCCACCACGACCGCCGAGGCGTACCTTTCGCCCTTCGCGTGCGTGAAGAAGGCCGAGGGCGATGTCAACGGCTCCAACGACAACGGCGCTCATGCCAACTGCGGCATCCTTGGTGTCGTCGTTGAACTTGGCTCGTACAGCGGTGCTGACAACACCGAGGTCGTGGTCCAGATCAGCGGCGTCTGCAAGGCCAGCGTCAACCCCAGCACGAACAACGCCGTCATCGGCACCAAGTTGTTCGTGTCTGACACTGCTGGTCAGTTCACCAACGCGGGTGGATCGACTAGTCCCGACACCCTCGCCGCGATTGCTCTGGAGTCCAAGACCGCCGCCTCCGCCGGCCTGATCTGGGTCGTCCTCGTCGGCGGCGGCAATGTCGCCAACTACGAGTGATCCCCAACAACAACTCAGAGTCGGCAGGGTGAAAGCCCTGCCGGCTCATTCCCATGCCTACCTTCGCACAGGTCAAGCGTCACGTCCTGCTCGCCGTCGGCGGGTACCCCAGCCTTGCTGCTGGTCAGACCAACGCCGAACGTCTGGCAGAAGTCGTCAACCAAGCCGGCCAGTACCTGTTCCAGCGCCCGTGGCGGTTCAGGGAGCGGACCAGCGCGTTCATCAGCCTCGTCGCCAGTCAGGACTATGTGTCCCTCCCGTCCGACGTGGAGGAGATCATCAGCCTGATCAATCGCGAGAACATCGGGTTCAACATCGAGTTGGTCACGCCGGACCACCTCCAGAACCTGCGCGAGATCAGCATCGACAGCGGCGGCCACGGCGTCACCTATGCGTGCCTGTCCCGTGTCGCCAACGCTGCCGGTTCTGCCCTGAACCCGGCACGCCTTGAACTCTTCCCTACCCCGACTGCTGCCGCAACCGACGCTCTCGCCGTGCGTTACCGCGCCGGTTGGGTGGAGATTGCCAGCGGCGCTGCCGACTCGTACGAGATCCCGATCCCCAAGTATTGCGACTCGCTCTTCATCCAGTACTGCCGCGCCTTCGGCATGGCGTATGAAGACGAGGGACTGTCGCAGCGTCTGGTTGAGATCGACGCCGGCCCGATCTTGGCCGGTGCGCTGACCAAGGACGGGATCCTCCAGCGAGACATCGGTCGCCTGCGTCCGTCCTACGAGATCGGCTACGGGGTGAGCATCATCCCGAGGTTCACCCAGAACCCGTCTTGAGGTAACCAGTGGGCGTAGCAGTCACACCATCAGCGGCGCAACAGATCGAGTGGCAGGTCCACCCGACCGTCGTCACCCAGTCTGGTTCCGTTGCTGCCGTGATTGGGCAGGCCGTGTCGAACTTCGCTCTGACTCAGGCGCAGTTCGACTCGCTGATCAATGGAAACGGAGGACTTCAGCCGACGATCCGCATCGACTGCGAGAACGCTGGCCGCACGCTCATCATGCCGCTGGTGCAGTTCACCGGGTCGGCCACGTTCCAGTTTCAGGTGCTTGGCTGGTCCTACAGCCGTCCTGCCGCGTCTTGGATCTGCCAAGCGGTGACGCACAGCCCGACGGCTGTGAATGCCAGCAACACGGCTGACTCAGGGACTGGTCTTGTCCTTGGCGGCGTGACCTATCGTGCGTTCGGCCTGCTTGGCGTGACCACGACTTCCGGCAATGACGGCGACGGTGGCGTGGTTCCACTGCCGGCGCATTATGAAATACTCCCCGTCGAGGGTCTTCGCGCTGCTAACGCTGCGACGCTTGCAGCGTCGAGCGCCATCATTCAGGTCAACAACTACGGCTGGCGCTACCTGACGATTCATCTGCGCCAGACTGCCACGACGGCGTACACCTGCAACTTCAGGTGCCTGTACACCAACACGGGCCAGATCTTCAGGTGACACATGGGACTGTCGATCACACCACAAGCGGCCCGCACTGACAACGGATGGGATTTCCATCCGACGGTGATGACATCGTTCGTTGGCACTGCCGCGTCGCTGTCCCTGATCCCGCCGTCGTTTGCACTGACCGACACCCAGTTCAATAACATCGTCGTCAAAGGTGATGACGGGGTCACGTTCCCATTCAGGCCGTCGATTGTATTCGACACGTTTGACCAGAACCGGCTGCTGATCATTCCGTGCCTAAACACAACAGGCGTTGTAAATGATCTCAAGTTCCAGTTGATTGGATGGAACTGGAGCATCGGGGCGCAGTCGTGGATCGGAACGGCTATCACGCACTTTCCAACGGCTCGTGCAAACATGGCTGTAATGTCAGCAGGAACGGGCATCACGCATCCATCAACCGGAGCGACTCTGTACAAGCCGATGGAGCGCATCGGCGTAACGACCGCTGCGGACGCCGACGGCGGCGTCGGGATCATCCCGCTGCCGAAGCAGTACGAGATTCTGCCGGTCGAAGGTCTGTTGTCGTCGGCGACCACGTCGCACGCTTCAGCCTGCACGATCGTGGTGAAGAACTACGGGTGGACAAAGATCAGCCTTCACTTTGTCGTTGGCCTGTCGGTCGGTGCCAACGTCAACGTCATGTGTATGTACAAGCGAGAGTCCGGCGTCTTCCAATAGGTCACAACAATGGCACTACACCCACAAAAAGCAGTTGCTTCATCCTCGTTCGCCTGCACCTTGCAGCCCAGCAACTCCAAGGCTCAGGTCACCATTGCGTCTGCCAATTACCCGGCGTCGTCCCCGACCCAGACCCGTCCATCAACCACTGGACAGTCGGTCGTGATCTACGACGAGAGTTCCCGATGCCCGAGCCTGTTGAAGATCGTTCCATTTCACTTCTCGAACAATGCAACCGGAAGTGGCGTTCGGGTCATTGGATGGACTTCATACCAGCAGGCATCTGGACCAAGACTCTGGACGCCAACTATTCTGGCTGATCTGACTCCTTCTTACAACACAACCCCGGGAAGCATCCCGTCGTATGCGAACTTTGACGGAACGGCATCGACCGCCTACTTCTATTCAGCCATCAGTGTCGCCAATGGAGTTCCAACGGTGTACTTGTACAGCCCCGGCGTTACGTCGCCATCCGGCGATCCTCCGGCGCACGCTCTCGTTGACACCATCGGGAGCGAGATCGTGATGATCCAATTCAAATCAAGCGGCAGCAGCGCCATGGGCTGCCTTTGGTACACCGTCTGAGTGACGCTTTCTGAAACGAGTCTGATTACCACATTTCACGCACGCAATGTACGAACCAAACCACGAAAAACTCTTTCTAGTCATAGGCAGACTTGAGGGCAAGGTTGACTCCTTGCTCTCGATGCTGGCGACTACCCAAGACGAACTGAAGATTCACGATGAAAGGATCAGGATCCTTGAGCATTCCCGTGGCTACATCATGGGCGTGTCGTCTTTGGTTGGTGCGTTCGTCGGCGCGGCCTGCACCCTTATTGTCAAACTTTACAACTGAGGCCAAATCATGCGAACCAGAACTTTGCCGAGGCTTGATGGGGCTGACCTATCGCAGGTGTTGTATGGTCCGTCCCTGTACGGGAGTTCCCGCCCAGCGCGATTCGTCAAAGACCTTGCTAGCGGTGCCGATTCTCTCGACATCGTTGTGATTGGGGACAGCAACACCGGATCTGCACAGGTCGGAATGTGGGGATACCAAGGTGGTTTCAGCCAAGCAATGTTTGAACTGGGTTGGTTGTGCTATGGATTGCCGATCTTCCCGACAATGAGCGGTCTGTCTGCGTCTAGCGCTGCGACTGGCGGTTGGAATTGCAGCGCGTTCTTGTATGCACCAACGGGGAACTTGGCAAGCGGCAATCAGAGCGGCGGGGCTACGGCATATGAGGCATGGACTCCCGGATCTGTGGCCACGGTGACCATCTCGCAGGCCAGCCCGGGTGTCGTGACATATCCG